CTATCATTTGGATCAAGAATACATCCTCTCATACCAGGAGTATAACCTGTAAGAGCTAAACTTCTCTCCTTAGTAGGAACAGTCCATTTTGGATGAAGTTCAGTTAAATTTGTTTGATTATCTTCACTATCAGGATTACTACTATCATATATTAAATTGCCTTTTTTATCATATAATCTAAAGAATAAAGGTTTTAATGTAATTGGGTTAGATATGTTTTTAGAAGTTGGAGCGAGTCCCGCTACGCTGTAAATAAAGGTTTGGTCACCGTTAACTATTTCAAGGTCATAATCAAGTGACCCTCCCGCCTCATTTATTAATCGTATCTCTTGCGTTTCAACAGATTGCCAATTACTATCATTCTGCATTAAAACAGTTACTCTATATGTTGCATGATTTCCAATATTTTTAATTCTTAAATTATATAAAGTGTTAAATACCTCTACATAATTCGGAGTATTCCAATAGTAAGGAGTAGTTGTATCTATCTCGCCTGCGGG